GTGTAACAGGCGGACGGATAAGGCGCGGATCAAGGTCCTGAAAGAAGCTCACGCACAACTTAAAGAGAATCCCGATTTGTTGCGATTCGAGATTGAGCCATTCGTTAAGGATGAGGCATACCCTGCGAAGGGGGCCGCACCCAAACCGAGGCTCATTTTTGCTACCTCGAATCACTATTTGGTGAAAGCAGCCCCTCTGGCATACTCACTAGGGAAACATCTTAAGCGCGTTTGGAATAGCAAACATTTCGTATATTACACTTCTGGTTCTACCGCGAGTGATCTCGGGTCCTGGTTTCAGGATTCCATCGATTTCTTCGGCACCGAATGTATTATTATTGAAACTGATTTTGCTGAATATGAGTCTAGGATTTCAGTTGAAGCTATGGAAGAGCAATGCGCGTTTTATGAGCACATGGGGATGCACTCGTCTGACACCAATATCTTTAGAATGCAAAAGAGCCAAAAGGGTCAGACTCGAGAGGGAATGAAGTGGAAACGCAAGGGAGGGCGAGCGTCTGCAGTTGCTGATACTTCCGTTGGGAACTCAGTGATCAATGCGCAAGTTCACCTCTCTTACCTACACGGGGTTCTTCGTATGAACCCGGCTGACCACCTGCGTATGGGTGTGTTGGGAGACGACAATCTGTTAATTGTGTCTATGAGCTTGTGGAAAGCTATGGGGGAGTCTACACAAGGTTTGTGTAAACACATTGAAGGTATGGGCATGAAGCCTGAAACAAAACACTACGGCGTGGAGGATTGCTCTAAGGCTGAGTTTTGTTCAGGTTGGTTTGCAGCCCATGAAGTAAATGGTATTACTAAGTGTATTTGGACCCCGAAGGTGGGGAGAGTGATCATGAAAACTCTCAACCTTAAACCCACTGAGAAACAACCACTGGCTGTCCTGAAAGGAATTTGCAAGGGCCTCACTGTCGGACCAGTGTGCCCGATCCTTTTCGGGGCTTTAAGATCTTTGGACCAAAGCATCACTGGGGCGGTGGTGCAAATGAAGAATGTCGAATGGAACCCTGCTTCCGAGAGGGTTGTAGGTAAGGTTGTTCCAAACCTTAATTGCGTGGCCATGAGGTATGACTTGTCAGTTGAAGAAGTTCAACGTGTTATCAATTACGGCACTGACAAGATGTGGGGCAGGTTCCCGATTAATTTGAACCCTGCAGAATGCCCC